AATGGAATACGCTATTATTTTCTTTGCAGCTTCAAAAACTATATCGGCTGTCGGGTCGTAGTCTTTAGATATTTGGTTTATGTAAGTCCTATCAAAATCGAAAGCATCTATGTTTTGTAAAGTATTAGCGTATTCCATTAAAGGTGAAGTTGAGCCATCTGTATGTTGTTTAAAAGTGTTTCTCTTTAACCAAATATTCCTAATTGTTTTAATAACAAATGGGCTAAGGTAACCATCATTGTACGCTTTAACAAAACGGTCATCTTTAGTTTCACAAATAGCTAAGATAGTTTCTTGGTATAAGTCTTCTGCTATGTGTGTACGTGGTGACGCTAATTTGTGGCAGTATTTCAAAAAACTGTCGTTTGATATTATAACCTCGATTACTTGCTTATGCGTCATCGGATGTAAATATAATAATTTATTTTATATCAAAAGCAAGTTTTAATAAATAATTCCAAGTATATTTAACATCCCCTACCCAAACATCCACATCTTTAGTAGGCAGACTATGAGTTTTAAGGTAGTTTTTAATTATTTGGTAGGCTAGTTGTGGGGTCATGGGTTATACTTTTTATTAAATTGACTTTCTTTATGTTTCCATATTATAAACTTCATATATCCATTAGTTATCATATAATTTTTATCTTTAAAACATAATAATCTAGCTGCTATTTTTTGCCCAAACGCAGGCATACAATAAATATGAATACCAAGCAAATTACCATTTTGTATTGAATAAGAAGTTTTCATGTCTTTTTTATAATACCTATACCATTCTAAAATATCAGAACGCCTTTGTTTTCTTTCTATTAACCTTGCTTGTTTACAATTCATCTGTTCTTAAATTTTAACTGTTAATTCCTCGTTTGTTAGTTTAAAATGGATCTATTTCGTTTTTACCGTTGTTTGTAATTATATCAAGTGGGCTTGTTAGAAAGTTATCATTTTGTTGAAGTTCTTTTGGTTTATTAGATTGAATCCAACTATCATTATTTGGCATACCTTTGTAATATCTACCATTTGTTTTATCCCAAGCTAATTGGCAGCATCCTGTTTGTCCCCAATGTTTAAACTTTACCTTTTGGATATAAACCTCAGTAATAAAGTTTTCGTAGTCCCTGTAAACTGTTATTCCATTTGCAGCCTTATTGTAAAAGTTAGCAGAACCACTTATGGAATAAAGGTTTGGTATTTCAAATTTTCCACTTGCTTTGTCTTTTTGTATTTTAGTTGGGTGAGCAACTAAAAAGCAATGCACGCTATTCTTTTCACAAAATGTAACTATTTTATCTAATTGCTCACTAATATATTTAGTTTCGTTTGTACTGTAATTGTGTTCTAACTTATTCCAAGCGTCAATCACAAAAGCCTTAACTCCTTTTTTACGGACTAGACTTTTAACGGCTGTTAAAATATTGTCAAGTGTAAAATTTTCAGCAGGATTAACAAAGTAAAAAACGTCTTTTAAATATTCTATTGTAGTTGTAAGATCTAAAGGTGACATTCTGTTTTGCCCATCAAATGGTTTACCTATAACCTTTTCAGCTAACTTACTAAAGTGTAATTGTAATGGGTGGTTTTCTGGTGAGTATAAAGCAAACTTCCAATCATGTGAAATGTTTAATCGGCACATTAAAAAGTCTAAAAACTCACTTTTACCATGTCCGGGTATTCCTGTAATTACTGTTAAGTAACCCGGCTGAAACTTTAAAAACATATCAAACTCATGCATCCCAATACCAAAGCCACTTGGTAAACCATTATTGTAATAGTCCCATATTGAATCTTGAATATCAATAGCATTAAAAACCCCCTCGATTGGGTATTCTTTTGCAGCTTCAATAGATTCAGTTACCCCAATAATTCCGTATTTAATTAGGCAGTCGTTGGCATCTTTACAATCTTTAAAGGTAATGGTACTGCAATTTTCGTAACCTAAACGTCTGGCTAATTCATCCTTTAATCGGTTACCTACCTTGTCATTGTCAAGTGCCAATAAGAATTTACAATCCTCTACAAAATAATCAATACAATTATCTAGGTAGTCCATGTTAATTTTGCCTTTATCGTTGCATCCGTTTGGAACTGATATAACGTTTTTAAAACCACTTTGAGCCATTGCTAAAACATCCATTTCGCCCTCAACAATTATTATAACATTGTTGTTAATTGTGGCATCTAGGTTGTAAAATATCATTTCACCATCTTTGAATAGTTTAAAGTTTTTAGCACCATCCCGGTATTTAACATTTACAAGTTCGCCAAACTTAAAGTAATTAAACTGAATTGTGTTAACTGAATTTTGGGTTTGTGGCATCCATTCAGCCCCCTCAGTAACTTTAAATTCATTTAATATACTTTGTGTTATCTTTCTACTTTCAAACCATTTAACGGCATTATTTGATAATTCTGTTTTATTGTTCCAAATCGGCTTTTTGTATTCGGTTTTAACTTCTATTGGTTTATGTTCTTTTGAAACTAAAACAATACCGCAATGGTTACATTTTCCTGCGTTCTTTTGTAGATTAAAACTAAAACACTTATTAGTTTTCTTTTTACGGTGAGGTGAACATTCTGGGCAGGTCATTTGATTTTCACCGTTCTTGGTTACCTCGATTGTATATTCTTTTTTGTCTATTGGGTTAATTACTATCATTAGTAAACCATTTTTAAGGGTGTGTTTAAATCTTTAGGCGGGTTTTTAATTACCCAATTTTTAAAATGAGATACAAATTTTTGATAGGTTGGATATTCAAGTTCTGCTATTTTTTTAAACTCAGGAATTTTAACAAGCCTAATTTGGTTAATATCAAATTTATTTCTAATGCAAATTGTTTCAAGGTCGGATGAATTTTCTAAATCTTTAAACCAAATTTCAATTAGATTATTATTATCTTTATCTTTATTATTATCCTTATCTTTATCCTTATCTTTATAGCTATGTTTTTGCTTGAGCATTGCTTTAGCATTGCCACCCTTAGAACCTGCGTTCTGTCTAAGTTTGCGTTTCTCACTTAGTAAATCATACTGTTTATTTAAAAAGTCAATTTCTATTTTATCATGCTTTTTTTCATGCTTAATAATATCTAATTTAACTAACTCATCTAGCAAAATTGTAGCATTGCTAAACTTCTTTTTTAGTATTGTTAAAGTAGTATTACAATCATTAATCCAATAAAAACCACATACATCAATAAACAAACCTTTGAATTCATATGATTCTAAACTAATATCTTTATTCTGCCAGTCCTGAACAGTAAATCTAAAGTAGGGGAGTTCCTTTGCCATAATTAAAACAGTTTATAGTTATTAATACTTCCTTTACCATTCCAAAATATAGACTCATATACTTTCTTAGCGTTATTAGTTGCGGATAAAGAACTGCGATGTTTAAAGGTTTCTATCTTTTCAAACGGGGCATTATACTCCGAAATGTAAACAGGGTGTTCTATTTCATTCGCCCATTGATAAAACTCTTCATGGTTAAAGTTTCCTTCTTTATATTCACCAGTTCCTTTATATGGAATATCGCAATAAATAATTGGGTTATGTCCAGAAATTTTTATATCTTTGTAAGTTTTATTATTTATCTGTAGGTTCTGTAGGTTCTGTAGGTTCTGTAGGTTCTGTAGGTTCTGTATTCTTTCTAATGATTGTATGCGTTCTTGATTTTGTAAATCAAATCGACCCCATCCTTTTTTTACATAATCACAAAACACACTCCTTCTTTTTTGTATATCTTTAATGTTTAATAATTCGGGTAAATTTAAGTCTAATTCTTTCATACTATCTAAACATCCGTAAACAACAAACTGATGTGCTAATCGTTTTATATTTTCAATTTCAGACCCGTATAAATACGAATTTTGACTGTTACCAAAAGACCAACAACTCATAACAAAACCACTATACCAATCTGCATCTTCGTTGGTTTTATTAACTTGGTTAAAGAACTCTTCTCTAGTAACCCATTCATAAAACTTTGGCTCAAGTTCTTTGTGCGTTTTTAAATATTCAACTAATAAATAGATATGTTTATTAAGTTCGTTATAATGAACATTAAACCTATAATCTCTTATTGCAGTAAATGATATAGAACCACCACCTCCAAATAAATCGTAAAAGTCTGTAATTTTTTCATGCCGTTGAATTATCTTTTTTAAGATTTCGGTGGCTAATTTTCTTTTGCTACCCATATACGGGATGCCTAATTTTTCACTCATAGTGGTTAATACTAAAGCCCCTAACTTAAACACGAATGACCACTACGACAAACGGAATAAGTAAGGGGTTAGCTTTATTTTAAAATATATGTATTTGGATTTTTCATGTAGTGGTGCTGCAAATATAAACAATTACTTTTGATTTTGCAAATTTATTTTGTTAAATGTTCAATTTTAAATGTAAAAAATTCTTTACCTTTTGGCACAATCTCAATATCTACAAGCCCTCTACGGATTAATTTATCATTAAAATTATATTTTTCAGCTATACAATCTTGGGTTGTTTTTATGCAATTATCCCAATCTGAACTTACAGAACTAAAACCAAAAATAAAGTGAATGAAATAAGGTGGTAAAGGTAAAACGTAATTAGATGGTAACAGTTTAGCAACATTCTCTTTATACCATTGGTACTTAACTGTTCTAAATTTCCTACCTTTGTAAGCCTCATTGATCGATAACGGTTTTATTAAAATCTTAATCATTGTGCAAAGTTAATAAATTTTAATTATATTTACACAAATTATAACTTATGGCAAAATTAACTAAGCAGGAAATAATTAAAAAGTATATGGTTAAATTCCCTAATACTCCAAATCTAACACTAGCTAGGAAAATTTACAAAGATAATCCATTAACATTTACAACCGTTGATACCGTTAGAGCCTACATAAGAAGACACACGGGGCAATTAGGTAAAAACAAAACTAAAGATGAAAGTCTAAGAACAGCACCAAAACCGCTTAATCCTTTTAATTTGCCAGAAAGTTACTCGAATGATTTTAGTACATACGAAATAAAACAAACCTCAACTTTAGTTATTAGTGATTTGCACTTTCCATACCAAAACAATAAAGCTATTGAAACGGCTTTACAATATGGTTTAGACAATAAAATAACCTGCATCCTAATAAATGGAGATCTTATTGACTTTGCAAACATAAGCCGGCACGAAAAGGATTTTAGACACCGTTCTATTAATGATGAATTTATTGCAGTAAGGCAATTTTTACAAAGTCTAAGAGATAATTTTCCAAACGCTAAGATAATCTATAAGCATGGCAATCACGATGAACGTTGGGAAAAATGGCTTTACGTTAAAGCACCAGAGATATTTGATGTTGCCGATTTTCAATTAGAAATACTTTTAAAATTAGGTGAGTTAAAGATTGAAACGGTAAAAGATAAACGCCCAATATCAATCGGCAAATTAACTGTTTTACACGGTCATGAATTGTTTGGAATGGGTGGTGTTAATCCTGCCAGAGCAACTTTTACTAAAACAATGGAAGACACTTTAGTTGGTCACTATCATAGGACAAGTTCACATTCTGAGCCAACAATGAACAATAGACTAATATCTGTTCACTCTCAGGGATGCTTATGTGATATGAATCCGATGTTCGCTCCCATAAACAAATGGAACTTAGGTTTTAGCCACGTTACTTTAAACCTTAAAAGTGATGAATATTTTATTAAGAACTTAAAAATAGTTAACAATAAAATCTATTAACATGGATAGTCTACAATGGTTCTCAATATCAATTATTCACCCTATAAACTCAGCTTTTAATACGGATGAAGAAATAGATGAGCTTGATAAAATAAGGCTTTTAAACGAAGGTTTATTAGATGACTACGAAACAACTATTGGTTACTTTTGTTTATCTCGAAATACAATTACGCAATTAAACCCAAAGGTGTTTATTCCTAAAGGTAAAACTAATAAGAAATATTACACCGAGATAGTATTTGAGAATGGCGATTTGGTTTATTCACCCGGCAGACCAGAAGTTATTTATTCAAAGTTAAATGAATATTATGAAAGTCTGCCTATTCCCGATGTTGATAATGAACCACAAATATAGGGTTATTGTGGATAATAAACAACTATTCCTTTAGACTTTGAGCGATACGAAACAGTATAAGATAGCCGATTAAATCTTTTAGATTATCTTCGTCAAAGCCTTTTAGACCTGCGCTTTTGATACGATTAATTTTATCGTTTGCTCTGGCTGCTATTCCAAATTCAATCATATCTTTTTTAGTTAATTCCATTGATGGCTTAATAATCCAATCAGGATTAAAAATTGAGCCATTATAACTGTTATTCTTTTGAATAGCTAAATCGCTAAGGCTTTGATATTCCTTAGCGATTAGTTTGTTTATCTCGCCTGTGGTCATTCCTTCACTTTTTTACTATCTCTAATAAGAGATATGGTTAAACATATTGGCTTTAATTTTTTGCCTTTATAAATGACCGTGCTATCATTTAGCACGATCATGTTTGGTAATATTGGTTTTTCCATTACTTAATTTGTAGGTTATAGTTAGTAATTAACACAGCACCTCTTACAGGTATCTCTGCCTTAATAGCTTCTTTAATCGCTATTTTATCGGCAGCCTTAGTTATAGTTGTTTTAACAAAATCTGCATCTAACAAGTCAATATCCGTAACTTCAATAGATTCTGATTTTCTAAAGTTAATCTTTAACAACGGTGTTTTTAATTCCGTTACATCAAACATTTGCATGGCTTGAGATAGGTTATTTTTAAGTCTATCAATACTATTAAGTAAAGGTTTTTTTAATGCCTGTAATCGCTTTATTTCTAAATCAATTAGATCTATATTGCCCTCCAGCTCCTTGCAAATAAAGCCATAACAAACACCTTTATTTTGTAATTGTTCTTTATTGATTGATAATTCAGTTTCTAATTCGGGGGTTAATTCACCCCCATTTTCAATTAGACTTTCTACTAAATTTAAGTAGGTTTGCTCAATTTGGTATAATGATGTTTTCATAATTAATTGTTTTTTAGATTTATTAGTGTTTCAATATCTTGTTGAATAGATTTTATTGTACCGATAGCATAACCTAAAGCAAACATATTATCTCCATATTTATCTATCGCTAATAAGGCAGCATCTATTTCTTTAGTTAATAATGTTAATTGTTTTTTAGTTTTGGCTTCCATATTAATTATTTTTTAATGCTGTTTTTAAAGCTGTTAAATGTTCAGGACTAATTGTGTAGTTATTCATTGCAACCTCAACTGTTAATTTTTTACCCTCGTTAATTGCCTTAATCATTGATTCAAATTGAGTAGCATTTAAAGTTGGTTTAACCGGTGCAGGTTTTTGACTATCCGCATCCGCTTCTGTTTCATCAATTAAAAATAAACCATTTAAGGCATATTTTCTAGCATAGCTTGATGCAGTTCCAGTTGCTTGTTCTGGTGACATTCCTTTATGTTCTGCTAATTCTGCAAAGCCACAAGTCCAATTATGATCTTGTCCAATATGAATAGATGCAGTTGCTTTAACAAATAGTTTAGTGCCAACTAATATAACTTCATCAGTTAAGCTAAATGTAGCGTTATACTTGTTTAGGATTGGTTTTACAGCTTCTAAAATATCTTCACAACTTCTGTATTTGTATTTACCAAAGCTGTTAAAGTTACCTTTAGGAACTTTTAATTCTGTTTGAATTTTTACTAAGTCTTTCATTTTGTTTTGTTTTTAAAAAGAAACCCTACACCCGTCAAAGTTCGTGGCTTATCAGGGAATAGGGTTAAATAAGTTAGTTGTAAATGCCTACCACGAATAGGCTAACTTTGACAAATGTAATTGTTTTATTTTAATTGTGCAAATTTATTTTAGTTATAACATAAATTAGATGTTTCTTTGATATCTAATGCCACGCTATAAGCATCTTCAAATGATGGATATTCTTGCCAAAAAACGGTATCACTAGCCGCTAAGAATTTTAAATAAAAATCCCAAGCGAATATAACATTTTCGGTAATAAATATATCATTATGATTGTCGTTTCCGGTAATTAAATAAACCCTATCTTTATTTGAAATGTTAGTATTTGAATCTAAAAAACGGACAACCTCTCTAGGTTTATCAAATTTATAACAAGGGATGTCGCCATCATTTGTTAATTCTGCATAGTGTAATTTTATCATAATTTATTTTATTTATTGGTTAATACTAAAATGGTAAATCCATTCCATCGTTATTAGCTATTGCATGATTTTCAGCCTGTACGTTTGTAGCTGGTTTAGTAAATTGTGATACGCCTTTTATAGCCCATGCTTCAATACTATTAAAATACTGAGTTCCTTTAGTTGGGTTTTCGTATAAACGCCCTCGCAAGTTTATGCTAACTGTAACCTCATCACCACTTGAATAGCTATTTAATAAGTCACATTTTGCATTAGTAACTTGAATTAATAGATGGTTTGGGTACGGCGTACTTCCGTCTGTCGTTAGTACAAATTCACGCTTTTTAAACTTTTCGCTAATTGTTTGGGTTGCGAATACCTCTTTGATTTGTCCGGTGATTTCCATGTTTGTTTTATTTTACGTTGTTATTTTGGTTTATAAATTTAGTTATTTCCCTTGACTTTTCAAAGAACACACATTTATCTGTGTATAAATCTATGTTGTTAATTACCCGGTAGTCTAGGTTGTTTCTATGAGCTATTAATGTTTCAATTTGTGAACGATCTAATTTAATAACCATATCCGATTTAGTCATAAAATTATCCTTTTCAATCTCCCTAGTTTGACGTTCTTTAATTAAAGGTTGCACACCCTCTATTAAAGTAACCATTGCACCATCGCCTACTTTCTTAATCTTAAATTTAACATTGTATTTTTCTGAGTAATGGTTTGAACTTACTCTGATATTTTGGCAAACGCCACGTATAAATGTAGCCCTATTAAGTTCTAATTTATCGAAGTTATATTTAGTGTATAGTCTCATTTGTTTTTATTTTTAGTCCATTCGTCATATTCATTATCTTTAATCATGTAACTAATAACGCCTAGCGTTACTATGCTTACTACTGCAATCCATGTCATTTTCTCATAATGTATTTATGCCAGTAGTGAGCAATGGCATCGTGAATAACTATTCCAATGTGAGGGTAACACATGGTAAGGATTAATAACCCAAAGGTAAATAAACCCATGAAGATTAGTAGTTGTATCATGATTCTAATGCTTTAAGGATTAATTCTTCTGCCTTTACTTGGGCAGCTACTTTACTTTTTTTGGCTGCTTTTTTAACTAACTCTATTGTGTTAGGTGCAAGTTGCCATGATACTGGTTGTTTTTTCATATATTTAATGTTTTAAAGTTTCTACAAATATATGTATATTTAATTAAATAACACAAAAATAGTTTTAAACATTAAATTGTTAATAAGTATATTTGTATATATAAATATAAATAGCGTATCTTTACACCATGATAACACTACACAATAACACGGAATACATAACAGGAGCTGTTCATGCTATATTCTACAATGAGGATCAAGGCGATTACTCACTATCAACTTTATGCGAAGAGGTTAGAGTAGAGATAGATTTTAAAACAGATGAAATAGTAATTACTTGCTATTCTGTTGAGAAAGGTTTAGAACCTATTACTAAGAAGTTTAGCCGTCACGGTTTAGACGTTGCAGAATTATACAAAACTATCTACTTTTTGTATAGCGAGATTTATAACGAACTAAGACTAATTGAGGGATAGTATTATGAAATACTTAATACTAATACTAGCGTTAACAAGTTGCTCTGGCAATTCAAAAGAAACTGTTATATTGCAGGCTAAATTAGAACAGGCTAATAAGGATATACTATATTACAGAACGCAATATTTAAAGGCAAACACACAATTAATAGAAATTAAAAGTAAGTGTATTTATTGTGCTGATTAAAACTACTTTAAAATAAATTTAGAAGCCATTAATAGGATTAGTACAATAAAAAGTATTAATCCTATCCAAAGTAAATTTGATTTAATTGCCTCTTTTAAAGACCATTCATAAGTCTTATTATTAATTGTAACTACTCTATCTTTATAAATAGTATCTGTTTTGCATTCTCCTTTGATGTAAACGGTTGAATCGTGAGTATTGTAGAAATACTTTATTTGTAAATTATCCTGCTTTAAAATGATCGTATCGCTTGAATTGGTAAAACTAAAGATTGTATCTTTAACTATTCTTTCAGTATAAATAGTATCGTGAAACGTTACTACCTCAGTTGAGGTTGAGTAACCACATTTCTTTTCTACTTTTTTTAAGTGATAATTACAGCCGCAGGAGCTAAGCATTAATGTTACTATCAGTATTATTATTTTCTTTACCATTTTTAAAGTCAATTATATTTTGAACAGTTACAATTCCTAAACACAATAAAGCAACTGATAAAAAAGCATAACAAGCGTGTAACCTATTTTCGCCTTCTAAATCTTTAGATAAATAAGCACCGTATAAAACACAAAACAAAGCGGTTAATTTCCTTCCAGAAAATCCAAGTGAATGATTATCTAATGATGCAAATAGTTTTTTTATAAATTGTTTCATAATTTCAAAGGGAAGCCACGCCCTTAGTTTTCCATTTTATGGTTAGCTTATTATTAATGTCATATTTCTATTTCCACTCATTTTATAACTGATATGCACCCAGCTATAATCGTATTCATTAATTAATTGATCGAAATATAAATTAGCTTTACACCAATCAAATAACTTTTTATTTTCTTCTTTACTTCCTGCGCTAATATCCATCGCCTCACCGGTACAATGTTGTGAAGTTTTAGAACCTTTAACTGCCTTGTTTAGTTTTTCATTTCTAAAGAAACTATTAATTTTAATAGGCTTGCCATACCATTTACGTAAAGGCTCAAAACAAAAGTCTGCTACCTTTTCCATATTATTAAGTTGAGCATTATTAGGTTGGTTATCTATGCCTAATCTTAAAGCTGTTGGGCTTAATATTGCTTCCTCTAATGTTATGTGTTCACTAATATTCATTATTCATCTTCTCCTTTTATTGTTGGACTTGTTGGCAATGTTGCAACTTGCTTAGGAAAACTGTTAACTTTAAAATTAACTTCTAAAGCTGAAATTCTAAAGTCATGCGCTTGAAAAGTTAGATCGCTTTTGCTTTTATAACTTTCAATCTTATTAGACAAAATAGATAGTTGAGTAAAGTAAGCTATTGCAGCCGCAACAATATAAGCAACTTCTTTAAATTCAAACCTTAATTTAGAAACCTCATTCATAGTAATATAGTGCTTTATTTTTCTTTTTATCTTGTAAATCAAATCTTACTCTAATAACTAAAGCACCGCAAGCAGCACCCCAAATAGTCATGCCCATATCTTTATTAGAATAAACGCCCCTATCCATCTTTCTATCCCAAACAACCTCTTTTAATATTCCTGCCGTTGTACCGGCTACAAATCCCGTTAAGGCACTTAGAAACGGTTTGTCAATCATTTGATTAGTAACTTCGGCTGTTAGTACTGTAATTCCAAAACCAGCGTAAAAGTGTTTTGTTTTATCGTCTATCTGCGACTTAACACAAATAGACGATAACAAAAATATGATTAATAATTTACCCACGTTTTTTTAATTCCTCATTTATGAATTTAATATTAGCTTGATTTTGCTCAATGATAGCAAGTGAATCATAAACTAAGGCTTTTAATTCAGTTGTTGAATAGTCTTCAATTTTCTTTTGTGTTGGTTCGGTTGCTGCAACTTCCTCAACTACTTCTATTTTATCTGTTTTCATGCTGTAAATATAATAAAATTATGCTAGCAATCCGACGTTTCTTAACGCCCTTACTACTTTTTCAAGTGTGTACCCATCAAAAGTATCATCGTGCTTAACGGTTCCGCCTGCTCCGCTTACAACGGTAGCAGAAGCCACAGCAGTAGTAGGTTGTACTATTGGTGTAGCATTCCAAAAAGATAATTTTTGTAGGTTTGTTGTTCCTATTTTTATCCCAGTAGTTGTATCTATTTTTAAATCAGAAATTAAAGCATTTGCCGAATTAAACCATAGCACTTTATTACCAGCTCCATCCGCAATAATTACATTGTTAGCAAGCGTAGAACTTAATCCAGTTACCTGAGCACCAATAATTGTATTGCTTCCACCAGTTATAATACCCCTTCCAGTATTCCAACCAATAGCGGTATTAAATGTTCCGCTAGTATGGTCATATAAAGTATTTTTACCTACACCTGTATTAGAGCCTCCTGTTGTTTGAAATAAACTTAAATCGCCAACCGCTGTATTTCCAGTACCAGTTTGGTTTGACAAAAGAGTGTTGTTACCGATAGCCACATTTTGAGCGCCTGTAGTAGTTGCTTGTAATGCTTCAGTACCAACCGCTACATTAAAACTCCCCGTTGCTAGTCTTAAAGCGAAATATCCAAAGGCGCAATTTTTTGCACCTACTATATTTGTTAGTAATGCGTCTGCCCCAAATCCGGTGTTAAGATTAGCAGTTAAGTCATCACCAATACCACACCTAGAACCAAAAAAAGTAGAACTTCCTAAACCCTCTTGTGATACCCTTCCACTAAAACCCGCTGCATAATTATTAGTTATGGTCGCATTAGTACCAGTCGTTGCAGCTTCAACATATAGACCGTATGAGCTTGTTATTGTTGATGCTCCAACAAAACTAACCGTATTGGCAGTTAAATAGTTCCAATATTGATTAGTTACTGTTCCCGTAGCCCATTGTTTGTTTGCTCCGTTAACTCTAAAGTTAGGAATGTTAGTACCTAGGGTTTGGTTGGTGTTTGCAGCTGCGGTAAAAGTCAAACCTGTTACAGCTCCTGAAGAAGATGATACAGGGTTTATTGTAGTAGTTCCAACAGAACTAACTGTTATAATTGGTGTAATACTTAAGCTCATAGAAACAGTACCTGTAGCATTTAAAACAGTACCTGTAGTATTTCCATACAGTGCAGAATTTGATATTGATGGTGTATTTTGGTTAAAAAATATTGCACCGTTTGATGTTGAGCCAACTAAACTACCAATATCCAACCATGCGGTATCTTGACCTATCCTTACTAATCTTTGAGATGTAGTTGTTTTGTTTCCAATGTTTACTAAATCAGTAGTGCCTATTTGTAAAGTTCCCGATGTGCCATTTATTAATGGTGTAGTTATTTTAGTTATAAAAGTCGGACTTGTTCCAAAAACCAAAGCACCGCTTCCTGTTTCGTCGCTTATTACACCTGCTAATTGAGATGAAGTAGTTGCTGCAAATTGACTTAAAGGATTAGTTGTTAAAGCATTTCCAACACCGTAAACATTACTATCAACACTACCATCGGCTTTTAAAAACTGTGATGAAGTTCCACCTGTTTTTATAAAGCCAGTTGTTTCTATTGTTGTTGTTGCAACTTGACCAGCCGTTAATACTTGCTGAATAGTTGGAGTTGACGCACTTACCGTTGGTAAAAAAGACAAAGCACTTAAAGCCGTTACACCATCGCCTAACTTAAATAAGCCAGTCGTATCATGATAGGCAGGCTCACCCGCTTTTAATACCATTGCAGCATTAGCGGTAAACCATGCCGTGTTCTTTGGGTCGTATCTAAATTCTACTGTTGCCATTTATAAAGTTTGAATAATTGTTGCAGGTGCAGGGTCTGTTAATGTTTGTATTATTTCTTGCAATACCTCAACCGTGTAAGTACTATTTGGGTTAAGTGTTGCTATTACGTTTCCGTTTTGGTTTAATATTGAAACTAAACCAGCCGTGTTATTATTAGGTGTTAAACAAGTTGAATGGTCATAATGTTGTATTACATTTAACTCAAAGCCCCATCCGCTTACATCGTCATCGTAAACTGATTGTAACGGCTCTAATGTTATACTTTCATTTACGGTACAATTATAAATACTTTGTAAATCCGATCTAATTTGTGAGAATACTTCTAAAGCTACCTTTTGCATTTCACTCATTAGCACATCCATGTTTCTATTGTCTTGGTGTACCAAGTCTAAAAATACAAAAGCAAAAGATGACGAATGTATGTTAATGTCTAATGTAACTGGATTAACAGTAACACCCATTAAAGGGTATGTTATTTCATTAGCAGCCCCAAACTCAGGCACTCTATCAAACAAAAAAGTACCACTACTTAGTTGGTTGTGGTTTGTTTGTTTGTCTTTGAATAACTGTTTTAGTTGGTTTTGGCTTAACATTTGCTTTCTCGAATTGTTCTAATTTTTTAATATGTTCTTTTTTGATTCCCATTTATTTATATAAATATTTATAACAATCATCGCAGTCGTTATCATCAATCATAATACCACTAGTAAAATTGTTTCTATTCGGCATTATTTCATCACGCTCTACATTGCTAATGTATAAAGGATAGCTACTAACATATCTGTTTAAATAGTTAGTAACTCTTTGTGCGTAAATCTCAGCTTTGTTTTTAGACCTATCCATTAAGAACTGAATCTCTGATAAATCTGCAGCAGATGAATTTTCGCTATTCTTAATCATTACGCCTTTATTCATTAGCCTATACTTCATATCCGGCATAGCTTCCATTTTAGCATAATGCAACATACAAGGCACAACTAAATCTAATAACGTTTGATTTAAAGCAGTTACCGTTGAGGTGGTAACTTGGTTTAATACTTCGTTATATAAATTAGTTCCAAGTAAAGGAATAATATAAAAGTCTTGCACCTCTTGAAGTATAGGTGTTAAGATGGTCATATCAACATTTTTGTTTATGTTGGTATATTCCTTTAGATAGTTTTCTGATATTAATAAACTTGCCATATTATTTATAAAGCCATTTAAAGCCGCCTGCAGTCTTTCTAACTAAAGAACCGTTTGCAACTTGTGATATACTTCTGTAATCTATTCCTGTTAATCTACCAGCTTCCCTTGTTGATAGAAATACGTTAACTATATTATCGTTTTTATCTACTTGATAAACCGTCTTTTTTAAAGGACTTTTAACAAAAGAATTTAATTTTTGTTCTGCAGTATAAATTTTATTTTTTTTACTTGGTGGTGTATTCCCACCGCTATTCATGTTTAAAAGATTGATTCCATTTTTACTGTATAAATCAATATATTCCGATTCAATAAATTCTGCTAAATCTCTATCTTCAACTTCTTTTAAAACATTCATTTTTATATCAAAACCATTTGATAAAACGGATTGTATTTTATTGTATTTGCTTTTATTAGACTTGCAAATTAAATGGTCTTTAAGTCTTTTTTTAGGATTAGCAGTTACCCCTACATAAAATATAGAGTTATCCTTAGTGTCTGTTAAATTATATATCGTATTCATATTACTTCTTTTTAGTTCTAGACTTTGTAATCGCCAACCAGATATGCCTGCAGTATTTAGTAGTTTTACCGCCATCTTTTTTAGGCTCGGAATACCAACCCCCCCTAAACGACCAAGCATCGTCTCCAAAGGCATTGCTTATATCATCTATTTGATTACTAGTCCAACTTCTAATTTTACTTAACAAAAGCATTTTTTGACAAAAAACCCTTGACTTTCCGCCCTTTACTAAAGCAGGCGCATCGGGTCTTTCTACATATTTGTAAACGGTGTATAATTCAGTTTCAATCTTTGGTGTGTTAGTTTCTAAACCTTTATCCGTTACCTTTGGCAGTTTATAAGTTGGGTCGTAAATAATTAATTGAGCAACAACTAAAGCCTCTAATATATTTTTTATAGTTTCTAAGTCAATGCCTAAAATCTTAGATATTTTTTCAGGTGTTGTTTCGGGTGCGCCTTTTAATAAATCTAATACTTGTTTTTCTGTATCCGTTACAAATTTATGCTTTGCAAATTCAAAATTAAACGCTTCAGCATTACTTCCAAATGTTACAAACTCTTCACTTACTATTGGGTCATCATTGTCATCTATTGCACTACCCTCGAATAAAGATAATACATAGTCAGTCATATCAACTTGTTTGTCAAACTTACTAAATTGAGCTTCAGGTGTTGCAAATAAAATATTAATATCTTGGTCGCTTAATCCGTAACTATTCTTTAGCATCATTGCAGCCACCTCTTTAGTAGTCTTTTGATTGTTAACCTCACGAATTAATCTTTTAATATTAATCCATTGTTTGCCGGTTAAGTTCTTTAAATGCTCATTTACTTGCGTTTCTGGTATCTGTGCTAAATCACCGTCAACTGTAACTTTATCTTTAATATCAATGCCTAACTTTTTAGCGTAATGCTCACGTAAAGTATCTAAGTCAAATAATGATTGAAGTAATGCAGTATCGAAAGGTAAATCAACATTAGCAGGTTGTTTCTGTTTTATTTCTAATAAAGATAAATCAACACCGTTAACGGCTGCCAAATCTTTAATAATGTTTAAGTGTATCTCTTGACGATGTTCTATGTAACTATACAACCATCTTTCAAACTTTTGTAAATAAATAGTGTTATCGCCAATGTTAACCGAGCCGTCAAAAATAGCCGCCAAAGCAGGATCTGTTCTATGGGCTGTAAAGATATTTTGTTGTGAACGTTTAGCAACCTGCTCAAACATTTTATCTAAATCGCTTTGTGAAAACGTTGTTAACTCAGCTTTTTGACCGCCTTTGTCAACAAAGTTAAACATCATTTTACCGGTGTTAGAACTTCCTTTGAATTTACGGTCAAAGAATTTAGCGTATTTTCTTTGCTCTTCCTGAGTTGGCTCGCCATTGAATAAAGATAACATAGCACTTGCAAACATTCCATTCTTTAAATGTGAATAGTTAAAGTTAGTTATCTCAATATTTGTTTCAATATCCTGTAAGCCTTGTTGGTAGTTTGGAGCTGGGTAAATATTGCCAAACTCCATAGCACTCATTACCTCAGTTTTGTAATAAAGTATTTGAGTACCCGTTCTTATGTTAGGATTAAAAATAGGATATTCAATAAATGATTTATGCTTATGTGCCTGGTCATTTACACAACCATTATCGTCAACCCATTGCTCACAATAGAAAAGAGTTTTACCATCTGGTGAACGTCTAAATTTGCTAAACTCTTGGTTATAAACCTCAGCTATTTTACCGTTAAAATCGTAAACTATTTGTAAAGCAATACCATCAAAGATTTCAAATGGTGTTACGTTTTTTCTAAATAGACTATTCCAATCTTCAAAGCGATTAGCGTGTGATAAGAATTTATCGTATTGCGCTTGTTGTGCTAAGGTTAATTTGCTTTCGTCATAACATAAGCCACGTCCGTAAACATGGTCAGCCTTAGCCTTTATAATAGCACCGTGAACGGCATCTCTATTGTATAGTTCTAATAAGTAATTAGGATGTGAGTTATGCTCACCCCATTGTAGATATTTACCACCCGACATTTTTCTAATAGCAGGTTGAAAAGAGCTATCAAATTCAATTTGTAAAAGGTTACCGACCTGTGTTATATTATTGCCCATTTGTTACGATTGATGTTCTTACATCTTTATAATAAATATTAGTTACTGAGGGTGCTTTCCACCACGCCTTGCCATTTCCAACTTCACCTGTTAACGTTCTAATATCTGTTGTATTTATATTTGCATAATTGAATAAGGCTGCATTAGCCGATTGATAAACGTAGAATGAATAACTACCATAGTCATCAAATAAAACGCTGCCATTTAAAGGTACAGCCGCTCCAACGGTTATAACAAAACGTTGCTTATTATTATCTAAGTTAGTGTAAGTACTTGTACAGGCTACCTTACGACCTGTGTTATCATTAATAAATACAAAGACAAA